GCTGTAGAACCATCAAGAACTTCAATGCTCATATCAAACTTGTAGTCTCCGCCTGCGGCTGGAGTAGTTTGTTGGAAATGGTTAAGTTGTCTTTGTACCTGTGATCCAACTGACTTTGCTACTTGGTTAGTAATATCATCACGAACCATTAGTGTGATTTGTTCCCAAGCATGTTTACCTTGTAAGTAACTTCTTGAATTGTAACTGTCGATCATAACTTCTTCAACAGATAGTTTTGGTCTTGCTACGTTCTGAACATTTTGAGTTAGTACTTTAGTTTCTGATGCACCGCCGAAACTAAGCATAGTTACACGGAAACGATATTTTAATTTGGGCATTAAGATACCTGAACCAGTTACTCCTGCTTCATTACTTAATGGTACACCGAATTTATTTTTTGTTGGGGTATTGTCCGCCATCATGTTCTCCTATGAACTTTATTATATACTTTATTTATCAGATTGATGGCATTTCCATTAACTCTTGTTTTAATGAAATCTTATTTTTATCATAAAAAAAGGGCTCCTAAGAGCCCTTTAAAGTATATACTTAACGTATAATTATGCTGTTGAACCCAAAGTATTTTGAATTCTAATCGGAATGTATATAAACTCAACTGCTTTGACAGGCTGTATCGCTATGTCAATGTGCAATTCGTTTGCATCAATTCTTGCTGGCGTGTTGTTAGAAGTATCACATACTGTGATAAAGTCATAAACACCTCTTTGAGATACTAACTGACTTATAAATCTATCAACTACAGATTTAGCATTTGCTCTTGTTACTGAGTCATTTGGTTCAAATAAGAACGGCTTAACTGCATCGTCAAGTTGCTCTCTGATGTAAACCACAAGTCTTGCAACGTTAACTCTATCCAACGCACTTGCTGATGGGTTAAGAGTTTTTTGTCCAAATACTGCAATTCCTCTTCCTGGGAAGTTTCCAATTGGGTTAATTTTATTACTGTAAAGACTGTCTCTCTGTCCTTCACTTAAACTAACTGTTTGGAACTCACCTGTTTTTGCATCTAAGTAACCAGTACTTGTAGCATTGCTAACTAATCCTCTTTGGAATCCTGCTGGAGCAAACCAAGGGAAAGCAACCTGATCATTAAACGCAAAAGTTCTTAGTGCCATATGTGAAGCAGGAACCATAACGTTTGTACCGTCTAAGTTTGTTGCTAATCCATGTGGGTAATAAGTACCTGCATAAGGACTTGTAGAAGTTAATCCATCTTCTCCATTGCCTGCCGCATTAGCATTATTGGTTGCCCAATTTTTTGTGCTTGTTGCGTCAGAGGCCAATCTAAATGGCGTGTCAATGATTGAGAATGCTGTTTCTTTTCTTTCAGTACTTAAACTAATCATCTCGTCTGCAAGTTCAGGATATCCTGGAACTGCCATTAAGTTGAAACGGTTAGTTTCATTTCTGATGTCTTGGTTAGTTGCCATTACTGACTGTAACTTTTTAACAACTGCTCTACGTTGTGCTTTACGCATCATGTATGGTGAACCGTCTAATTTGTTACCGGAAGCATCTTTCCAAATACTTGCAACTGAATCATACTGCTTAACATTACCAACTGAAGCCATCTTGTTCCATCCTAATGTACCCACTGGGTATAATGCAGGATTTGGAAGTCCGTTTGCTGTTGATAATAAACTGTCTGTGCTACTTTTTCTGAAATCTCCAAAGACAATACCATCTGAAGTAACTTGGTCTGTATTATCTACTAATACCCAAGCACTTGCGGCTGATCTTTTGTATATTACAGGGAAGTTTTCTAAGTCACTGCTGTCAATCCAAAGATCGCCAGTTGCTAATGCTGTTGAATCACTTTGTAATGTTGGAGCACTTGCGGCAAATTGTACATCACCTGTGTAAGTTGCCCATGCACCAGCATTTTGATATAACATATCAATGTTTGTATTAGAAACATTGTTGTCGTACCATAGTTTACCTTCAACTGCTGTTCCAGTAATTGCTGTTGCACTTGCTTTATAAACAAGGTCTGCAAAGTTACTGTATGTACCTTCTGTTACATTAATATCGCTTGGGTCAAAACCTGCTACGTTACCAGCGGCAACTTTAAGATCTTTACCATCGCTAACTGTAAATGTAATTTTACCACCATCGTTACTTGCAACAATGTTAGTTGCTGAAGCACTTGATATAGCATTATTAATATCTGTTACCATATCATCTGCAGATGCGTCACCGTTGCCGTCACCGTCAGTACTAAATGTTACAGGTATTGCTGAACCATCATTAACAAAAAGGTTAAGTGACACTTTGCCTGCGTGTGCGGCAACTGTAGTAGCATTGTCGGCTACTGCTGTACTTGATGCAACTACTAATGATGTTGCTCCTGTATGTTTAGTAATGTTTACTGTAGCAATATTGTTTTCACTATCAACGTCACCCCATAAGTCGCCTGCGGCTGGAGTTGTGTAAGTGTTTGTATAAACTGAACTTGAAAGTCCGTCTAATACTAAACTACCTGCAACCCACTGCTTAGTGGTTGAGTTGTATGATTTGATTGATACTGTTGAACCGCTGTTTGCGGCTGTTGTTCTAATATGAATGTCACCTGCTGTTAAGGCACCGCCACCACTTTTTACAGTAGGTATTGCTAAGTGTGACTTCCATTGCATGTCACCTGCTGATCCGCTTATTGCTGACGACCAACCTGATGAACCAATGTTTTTCCAATCTCCGGAAAGTTTTTCCCAGAATTGAATAGTTGTTGCTGTTGTTCCTGTGCTTGTGAAGTATGTTACTGCGATATCGCCGTTAACTCCGTAAGCATTTTTTGGATCACCTGCTACATCAATATCTGATGCTAAAGGTGTCTTTACAGTTACCTTGTCCCATGCAGTTCCTGAATGTCTATAGATACCCCAAGAAGTGTTTGCTGTATCAACCCAATATGATCCGTTATCAACGGATGATGTTGGTGCAGTTGCACTTGGTTTAAGATCATCTAAGTCCATGTCCGCTCTAAGAACGTATGCTCTATTGGCTATTCCTAAAAAACTGTATGCGGCCATTAAACCGTATTCATTTCTTTCGTCACCATGTAGAGGCGTTGCACCCGAAGTTTGAAAACTTGGGTTACCATAAGATTGTAATAACTCTCTTTGGCTTGTAATTTGATATAATTTCCCTGCGGTTGCACTTGTTGTGTATGAAGCAGTTGATACTCCGTCTGGTCCGGTTTTATCTTGTGATGTTGCAATAACGATCAAAGGTACAGTTCCGGCTCCAGCGGCGGCGTAAAAACTTTCGTCTGTTACACTTACACTTACACCTGGGCTAACTAAAGTTGCCATATGTTTCTCCTAATATATTAGATACTAAACTAATAGTTTATGTATGCAAGTATTTATCTAATTATTGGAATTATACGGGTTTACAAGAATTTGTTAGGTATTAGGTGGTATTATACTATTTTAAGTGCTGTTTTAAACTCGCCAGTTTTCCAATCTCTAATGTTTGCTACTTGATCTTGGAGATCTTCGAATGTGCCGTTATTAGAAATAATATAGTCTGCTGGATAGCCTGCCCAGTTCCATTCACTTTCATGAACATCTCTATACTTTGTTGTCATAATTTTTCTGCTTACAACATTTTCGTGTGCCGTTTTTGCTGTTTCAAACCATTCAGGCAAAGGACCACGTTGTATCCAAATAATAACTCCGCCCATGTTTTTGATTAAATCTAATTCGTTTCTGAATCTGGCATCGCTTACAACAACACAAGGATCTGCTTCATGCTGTTTAAGTAGTCTATACTCTAAACTGTTTAACCAAATATCTGTATTAAAATGGTCACGCATTACTTCGGTGCCCATTAACTGTAGTGCAAGTCTTGGTGTAAAATTAGGAACACCTAATTTTTTAGTCCAAAACATATCGGGGGTTTCTCTGAATTCTCTGCCCTCAGTAGTATCGCCTTCGAGTAAAGTTCTATCCCATCCAAATATGTTAGAACACATATCTTTAAGTGGGGCGGCAAAACTATCTTGAGTACAACCTCGACTAACAAACTCACTGGCTACAGTATTTTTTCCTGAGCCAATAAATCCTACAAGTCCTATAATCATTAATTATCCTATTACAAATCCTAAAGGCATGTTACCTTCTTCCATATTGTGTAAAGATTCTTTTAGGTTCAACAATTCCTGTTGTCCTTCAGCCTTTAAGGCATCTCCGTTTAACTGTATGGCTCCGCCGGCACCAGGTAATCCTGATACATACTTACTTCTTGCTTCACCTAACATCATTTTACTCATTGCAAGTGCATACGAACTTAACCAGTTGCTGGCTAAAACGTCTGATAATAATACTGATTCGGGTATAAAGTTATATATACCTACAGCAATTTCTTCTTCGTGTTTGATATTTCTTAGTATCTTAAGAACTTTTGTGTTCCTATTCCATAAAAAATTATATTCGCTACCAAAAATACGTCCAATAGTTTCTTTGTATTGTGCAAATGCATCAAATGTTGCAAGTCCGCCCATTTGGCCTGCTTGTAACATATACATATTATTAAATGCTACATCAAACGGATCAAAGTTTGTTCCGCCTCCGCTATTTGTACCTATACCTCTACGGTATATACGTCTAACTTCCTGTACTTCACTTGGTAATGTATACTCAGTAACGCCTTCTTTGGTGTTTACAAAGAGCAAACTCTCTTCAACACTACCTTCACTTAGTTGTCTATATAACGCAAGTGACTTATCGATGGCGACATCGTAATGTTCTCGATCAAGTTCGACATCAACTATCCCGTCTGCAAGACGTATTTGTATCTCTCGAATGAGATCTTCTCTACTGGTATATCCTATTTGATCTTTTGGCATACTACTATTTATCAGAAAACTTACTTTCTAATTAAAAAGTCTGAAGTATAATTGTATTATCGTTGAATCTACCATTCATTTTAGTTGCGGTAGTTTTAATTGCTTCAAACGATTTTTTACACTTTAGTTTTCCGGTATTTACAAAATCCTTAATCTGTTCTGGTGGCTTTCTTAATGTTTTTTGTACACTTTCATCTTCGTTATAATCTTGTAATGTTGTGCCTTTGACCATAATGCCTGTTCCGGGTCTTTGCATATTTTTTGGGTCAACCTCTTTTGCTTTGTATACACCTATCTTACGAGTCTTAGTATTGTATACCCAAACTTCATTAGCATACACAATATCAGTTGACGGAGCACTTGCTATGCCTAATGTACTATCGTTTACCTGGCACTTTAATTTTGCTACTATCTTCTCTTTAGACCGTGCTTTAGGCTTACGAGCCTTGCGTGTAGTCGCTTTTGTTTGAATAATAGTATCACAAGCAGTATTAATAGTTTCGTAGAACTGTAAAAACGCCTTACGTTTCTTAACATCAAAGCCACTGTATGCTTCTTTAAGGTCGTCATCTTCCCATTGTACTACTTCAATTGCTTCTTGGTATCCGGCTTCAAATTGTGCCGCAATAATTTTAGCATGAGGTCCTTTAATTTCTGGTACATGAGATTGCATGGCTTTGTAAGGATCAAACTCTTTAATTGTTTTGGTGCCATCTACAAGGCAATCTAAAAAGTATTCAA